CCAGAACTCAGCTGGTCGCAGGCCAAGCCCCTGAAGACCCGCACGCATCAAGGCAGGCCAATCAAACCGCCCGCTCATCCGCCCACCTCCGGCAGGGCAAAGGCCCGCGCCAAGAGTTCCGCCGCCGCCCGCGCCGCCGCGAGCGGTCCGCCTTCGATGTCGGCACTCAATAAATCCGCCGCCGATCCGCGCCAGCCTCCCCCGCGCAGCCCCGCCACGATCAGTGCCAGCACATCGCGCGTGGAAAACGCCCCGCCCTCGAACCGCGCCACCAGATCGACGAGCGAACCGCTCTCCAACCCCGCCTCCAACTCGGCCAAGGCCCCCAGCGTCAGCCGCATCACCTGCTGCTCTCCGCCGATCACCAACGCCACCTCGCCTGCCCAGGGGTTGGCCATCACGATCACAGCACCGTAAAGGTCAACTGTCCCGCAGAGGCGAGCGCCAGCTCATAGGTCGCCTCACCATCATGGGTGCCGCCATATTCGATCGCCGTCACTTGGAATGGCCCCTCGATGGTGCCGAAATCGGGGATAACCACCTGAAAATCCGGCATTTCCCCGTCAAAGAAGATTTGCCGCGCCCGCGCATCGCTATCGGCATCGCGGAAAATACCCGAGCCGCTGATGCTTGCGGATTTCACACCCGCGCCCGCCAGCAACTCGCGCCAGCCCCCCGCGGATTCAAGGCTGGTGACATCCACGCTTTCCGCGTTGAAACTGACGCGCGTGGCGCGCAGCCCCGCCACCGTCTGAAAATTGCCGCTGCCGTTCAGGTCGATCTTGACCAGCAGGTCCTTGCCATTTTGTACCGCCATTGTCGTCACTCCAGAGATTAAAGGTTACGCGTCCTCATCGACGCGCGCCTGAAAGGTCAGGTCGATCCGCCGCGCCTGTCCGCCCGTCTCGCGCCGCGCGCGGGCACGCAGGAAATTCAGGCTGCTCACCCGTCCGCGGACGAGGGAAAGCTCAGCCCCCACCAGCGCATCGCTGACAGCGCCCGCCACCACTTTGGCCTGTTGAAACCCGGCGCTCTCGCTCACCACCGTGACGGTGAACCGATGCCAGGCCCCGCCCGCCGTGCCATCGCCGCGTTCGCGCGCCTCTTCAGGACCAAGCGTCACATAAAGCGGCGGCACCCGACCGGGCGGCACCGCATCATGGATCGCGCCGCCCACCAGCGCGCTCAGCGCCGCATCCTGCGCCAGCCGCTGATAGACCGCCACCTGCAATCCTGCTGCCATCGCATAGCTCATGGCACCACCTCCTCTTGCGCCCAGAGGCTCAGGTATCGGCCCGCGCCATCGGCCTCCGTCACCGACAGGATCGCGAAAATCCGCGCGCCATCGCGCAGCCTTTGCCCGGCCTCTGGCCGCGATGCCGACCCCTGTGGCGCGGCCCGCACCGTTATCCGGTAGCCCGCCCGTGCCACAGCCAAACCCTCGGCCTCGGCCTCTCGGCCCGTGCGCGCGCTGACCTCGGCCCAGAGCGTGCCCCGCGCCTCCCAGACTTCCGTGAAACCGCCCGCCCCATCCGGCAGACGCACCGCGCCCTCCAGCACCAAGGGCCGGTTCAGCCTCGGGCCCGCCATCACCGCGCCCCCCCGCCCAACAGCCGCACCGTGCGATAGCGCTCAATCAGGCTGGCCACCCCAAAGGGCATGCAGCCGCTGCTCAGGCTCGTGTCATGCCGGTACTCGTAATAATGTGCCGCCAGCATCAGCACCGCTTGCGCCAGATCGGCTGGCAGATCAGACCAATCCGCTCCATAGCCCGCGCGAAACCGGATTTCTGCCACAGCGCCGTGCCCGATAACTGGCAGGAATGTGCCCAAGGGCCGCACCAAGGGCCGATGCGCATCCTGCTCCAGCCGGTAAAGGGCGGGGTCGATCACCTCGACCTCATCCGCCCGGTTGCGCAGACCAAGGCTCAGCACAGCGCTCACCGGCGCCACCGGCAAGGCCTGCCCTGTCGCGTCCCGCCACTGATGCAGCGCCCAGGAAAACTCACGTTCCAGCAGCACCTTGCCCGTGCGACCCTCGATCGCCGCCAGCGCCGCGCGCAGAAAACTTTCCAGAACCGGGTCCTGGATATCGTCATCGGCAAACCCCGTGCCCAGCCGCAGATGCGCCTTGAACTCCGCCAGCGGCAGCGCGGTCGGGGGCACCGCAGTTTCTTCGATTAACATCATGGACCTACTCCATATATCCCGGACCCCTCCGGTGGTTCAGGCGCGCGCCGTTCCGCGTTGCACGGACGGAGGGGACAGTTGGACAACGCCTCGCCCGAACGGCACGCGCCCCGAGGCGAGGGGATCACCCTCGCCCCGTCGCCGCGTCCTCAGGAGACGGCGAATTTCAAGAGCTTGATCGCCTTGAAATCGGACACATCGCCGCCCACCCGCTTGGTCGCGTAGAAAAGCACATGCGGCTTGGCGCTGTAGGGATCGCGCAACACCCGCAGATCGGGCCGCTCGGCCACGGTATAGCCTGCGTGAAAATCGCCAAAGGCGATGGCATTGGCGCCCGTCGCGATATCGGGCATATCCTCTGCGATCAGCACCGGGTATCCCATCAGCCGCGCAGGCTCTCCAGCCGCCAGACCATCCGACCACAGGAACCGCCCATCGGCATCCTTCATCTTGCGAACGGTGCCTGCGGTCTTGGAATTCATCACGAAGGTGCCGTTGGCGCGGTATTGCGCGCCCAAGGCATAGACCAGATCGACAATAGGATCAGGCCCGGCAATGGCGCCCGCAACGCCCGTGGGCACATAGCCCAGATTGCCCCAGACCCAGACGTCATTGTCCACGCTCGGATGCGTCAGAAATCCGCGCGGCTTGTCCACCCCGTCGCCCGACACAAAGGCCGCCGCTTCTGCGCGCGCGAACTTGTCAGCGATGCGCCCCGCAAGCCAGCCCTCAACGTCAAAGGCGCTGTCATCCAACAACCGCTGGCTGGCCTTGGGCAACGCGCTCAGCTCATGCAGCGGGATGCTGATCCGGTCGATCACTGGCGTGTCGGTCTCCGACACCGTGCCGCTTTCCGTGGCCCAGCCATGGCCCACATCGGTGTGATCCACCAGCACGTCAAAGCTGGTGGCCTCGACCGCCACCACATTGGCCACCGCCCGGACCGACGCGGTCGTGCTCAGCACCGAGCGGATCGTGTCGGCGGTCTGCGGATCAACCAGATAACCGCCCTCCCCCGCAATCGCGGTATTGAGCGCCTTGCCCTCCAGTTCGAGGCCGCGCAGCCCGTCATCGTCACCGCCGCGCAAATAGGCGTCAAACGCCTTGCGATGCGGCGCGGACCCGTCCGAGGTCGCGCAGAGATGGGGACGCGCAAGCGCGATGGATTTGCGTTCAAACATTGTCATTTTCTCTTCTTGCTGTTGCAGTCGGTTGTGAATTTCGGCCCGAAAGCCACTGAATTCGCTCAGAAACCCCGCCACTGCGGATTTCACCTCGGCCACCGGAGACAGATCTTCCCCGGCCCGAGCCTTTGCTTGGGTCATCATCATTCCATCCTTCAGGTTTGGGTCGTCGTCGGGCGCTACACCTGCGCCATCTCCCGGCGGGCCGCGTCAAACGCCGCCGCCATCTCGCGCAGGGTTTGGGCGTCGAGGGCATCGCCCTTGGCCGTCACCCGCGCACTGGGCAGCATCGGAAATGTCACCAGCGACACTTCCCAAAGCTCCAGTTCCCGCAAGAGCCGCTGGCCCTTGTCATTCTTCGCCGCGCGCAGCGTGCGATAGCCGATGCTCAGCCCGTCAATCGCCCCCGCCGCGATCAGCGCCGCCGCCTCGCGCGCCCGCTCCACACTCTCCAAAAGCCGCCCCTTGACCCAGAGACCGCGCGCATCCTCGCGTACTTCGTCCCAGATGCCGATGGGCTGCGCCGGATCATGCTGCCACAGCATCTTGACCCGCCGCCCCTCCTTGGCCAATCGCCCGAGCGAGGCCGCATAGGCACCGCGCTCGACAATATCGCCCCCTTGATCGGGCGCGCCAAAGAGGCTGGCATAGCCCTCGATCTGCCCCGCCTCGCTCACGCTCAGCATCGTGCCATCCAGCCGCGCGAACTTGCGCTCCAGTCCCAATTCCATTTCCATCCGCCTCATCCTTTTCGCTCTGTCTCACCCCGGCAAAACCGCCAAAAGCGGCTGAAACGCCTGCGCCAGTATCGCCGCCGCCACGCCGTAGACCGCCAGCCACAGACGTCGCTCCAACCGCTCCAACGCCGCCTCCATCCGCTCCTGACGTTCGGTCAGCGCACGCGTCTGCAATTCCGAGACCCGTTCATGCGCCTCCAGCCGCAGCCCCGGCGCGCAATCGAACGCCTCGAACCCATAGCGCGGCGGCGGCGCGCCCCGCTCAGCCATCCGCCTCCTCCGCCGCAACGGCAGGCAGACCCAAGAGGCTCCGCTTTTCCGCCTCACTCAGGAAATCCGCCGCACTGACCCGCGCCCATTGCGCATC